GCCGGCCGGACGACGTTTGACCGTGACCCGATCGCCGAACTCACGGCCGAGAACAGCCGGCCAGTGCGCGGCCGCAACCTCCGGTCGTGGCGTGTTGAAAGCGACCGACGCGAACCGGCGTCGCGGCGTCGAATACTGGTAGGCAAGCGCCTGCGCCCACGCGAGAGCATCACCGTCGGTCTGCGCAATCAGGTCAGTCCGCTGGAACGTCTTCGTCAAATACTGGGTAACCGAGCCGGCATCGATGACGGTTTGTGCCGTGCCGCCCTCGTTTTGGGCGGTCACCGTGTTGGCAATCGCCTCATCGAGGCTTGACGGCGTGGTGTCGGCGTACGGTATTTCCCCGGTCGCCGCGTAGCCCCCGTCGCCGAATGTTGCCTGCGACGTGTTCGACCGGGCGTCGGTCAGTGTGGCGTTGCGGTTGCGGAACACGATTTTCCCGGAAGCGTTCGCGTAGAACTCGCCGAGCTCGGTGTCTTGCACGAGCAGCAGTTCGGTGAGCGCGTTCCCGGACAGGTCGGTGGCTTGCAGCGTGGTATTCCCGGTCGCTATGACCCGGTCCGCGCTGGACCAGCCGACACCATCGAGGATCCGCGTCACCCGGGCGCCCGCGTTCTCGCCGGCACCCGCCGACACGGAAGTGCCCCGGTCGTAGGACGCGAAAATTTTGAGTGCGTCGCTGGCCGTCAAGGTCGTGTACGTCCACGAGTTGCCCTGGTAGTCGGCCTGCCAGTCGTCGGCGTACCCGAAGAAAATCGGATAGGTGACGCCGTTCCACACGGCGCGGATGCGGACGCGTCGCATAGGTTCGATCTGGGTCACACCGCCGGCCACGTACGGGCCGGCAAGGTTGTCCGGGTCGAAATCCCGGTCGGGATCGTGCAGCACGATGGTGGCGGTGCCGGTGTCGTATCGCAGGGTCGGATCGTCGCCGCGGTGGCTGCCGCGGGTTACCGACCAGGACCGGACCGAGGCGGTGATATCCGACCAGATGTTGTCGTCGGCGAGCGTCGGCGGGCCGTCCAGCTTCCCGCGAACCGGATCGTCGAGGATGAATGCTGTGGTGGCTACGGTCGGGGACGTGAAACCGACGTCGACGATGACCTGCGGTAGCACGCTCACGGGTTGACCGCCCCGCGCAGGCTTACCCGGCCGCCGCCCCGGCAATATGAATCGAGCACCGACGCGACCTCTTTACCGATTTCCTTCGGCGACGAACCGACCGGTGCGGTGATGTAGACGGTGGCGTACATGTCGCCGCCCTGGTTTGCGAATCCCGGCGTTACCCGCTCCGGCTGGTAGTTCTCGCCGAACGAATACGTACGTCCACTCGCACCGACCCCGAAAATCGGTTCGGTGATCGTGCCGCCGTTACGCATCGCCCAATGATCATGGGCATTGGAGCCTCGATGCTCGTTGTAGACCAGCGCGCTGTAGGCGTGCCTGCGCCCATTCTGGATATTCAAGTCCTGCCACGGGGTGATCAGTTCCCGGGTCGCCGCCATATAATGCGCGTTGATCCACTGTGCGAGCGCCTTCGATGGTGCGAAGTCCACCGCGCGGCCGATCGTGCCGGCCGACGACATCAGCCCGTGATACGAACGGTTACCGGTCAGCGTGATAGCACCCGGCCGGACATCCGAATAAATCCCGATCCCCGGGAACGCGCTTCGAACAACCCGTTCCATCCACTTGTAGCCGGGCCCACCCGCACCACCCGGCGCGGCCGGGATGATCGCCGACAACACCTCTTCCCGCGAGGGAATCCGGGTCATCGACGCGGTCACCGGGAATGGCCACACGACCCGGCCGCCGCCTGCGTAGCCGGGCCACCGCCCGGTCTCGTTCATGTAGTCGAGGCCACCCGGCTTGGCTGCCTCGAGCGAGCGCCGGGAACTCTTTTTGATGACATGCTCGTCGCGGTGGACGATGCCGGCTTCGTCGTACGTGTCGCCGGGGCCCGTCCAGCCGCCACCCGCGAACAGCCCCCGCTGTTTCGCCGCCTTTTCATCGCCGGCCAGGGCGCGCGCCGCCGACGTGGAAATGGACATGCCCTTTTTCAGTGCCGCCTGCTGGATCGACAGGGCTGCGAGTTTCATCGCCACGTCTTTGTTGCCGGTGATGCTGACCTTCGTCGTCACGTCATCGGGCATTTTGCCGTACGAGCCGATGAGGGCGTCAACTTGCTTCTTCGTCAGGCCGGATTGCAGAAGCGTGTGTCGTAGCTGCGAAATGTACTCGTTGTAGCGAGCGTTCGCCTTGGCGACGCTGCCCGTCTCTTCGTACTTCGCCTGCGCGGCCTCGACGGCAGCTTTGGCCGCGTCGCCGACAGCGATCCGGTTTTTGAGTGCAGCCTCACTGTTGGCGCGCACCTGATCAGAGTTTTGTTTGATGCGCTTTCCGTGGGCGTCGTACTTCGCCCCGGACTCATCGATCGTCTTGCCGTTTTCCTTAAAAGACTTTTGCACGTTGTCGATGGCCTGCGCAGCGGCGAGCTCGGCCTTGTTCGACGACAGCAGCGCCCCGTTCAGCTGCAGCCACACGTCGGTCATTTTCTGGCCGGCGGCGATTGCGTCGTCCAGTTTGCTTTTCATCGTGGACGCGTTCGCGCCCGCCGTGCCGAACCCTTTCGCGAGACCACCATTCGCGACAGTTGCCACCTGAGTCGCCGCCGTATAGTTCGGCAGCATGCTGATCAACTGGGCGTATTGGGTGGCAGTCAGCTTGCCGGAGTTGTGCAACTGGCCGAGAGCGGCCGCCGCTTGCGTTGCGCCACCGTTCTTGACCAACCCGGTCAATGTCGTGTCGAGGTCTTTGATGCGCTGCACAGCCTGCGGATCGACAGGGTTCCAGTTTTCGAGGCCCTCGGCGGAGGTGAGGCCGGCGGCGACGTCTTTCTGGGTCTGCGCGAGGTCAGCCATTCCCTTCGTCACACCGGAAACGTCGGAGGCGATCCGCTGCAGGGCATCACCGTATTTGGCGGCGAGCTCCCCCGTGACCTGCCCGGTCTGCGCAAATTCCTTCATCGACTCGGTCAGCTCATCAATGTTCGCCTTGACCGGTGCGGTTTTCCGCAACGCCCAGTTGCCGAACAACTGGAACGCTTCGAACGCCCCGGCAACCGCGGCGCCGACCAGGCCGAGCCTGCCCGCGAGGCCGGCAATCTTGCCGAGACCTTCCGCAGCGGCCGCACCCCTCGAGCCCATGTCGCGCAGCTCACCCATGAAATCTTTGACGGTGCCGCGCGCTTTCAGGAAGCCGGCCACCGCGAGCAGCGATGTGCCGCCGAGAGCCGACATGACGGTGACCGTGGACTGGATCCAGCCGGGCAAATCGGCGAAGGCGTTGACGAGCCCGTTCGCGCCTTTCGTCAGGGCGCGCAGCCCGTTCGTCGCCCCGCCGCCCGACTCGATCGCAACAGTCTCGAGGGAACCTTTCAGCCGTTCCAGGTCACCGGCCAGGTTGTCGGTAAGCTTCGCCGCCGTGTCCGTCGCATAGCCTTGCTCGTTGACGTTCTTCGCCCACTTCTCGACACCTTTCGCACCATCCTTGTACAGGATGGTCGCGGCGCGGATTGCGTCGTTGCCGAAAATCTGGCCGAGGGCGGCGTTGCGTTCCTGCTCCGTCAAACCGCTGAGACGCTTTTGCAGCACATCGGCGACACCGGACAGGCCAAGGAACTTACCCTGCGCATCGTAGAAACTGACGCCGAGCTCATCCATTTTCTTCTGGGTAATGCCGGTCGGGTTCGCCATGGCGAGAAGCATCGTTTTGAACGACGTGCCCGCATCCGAACCGACCAGGCCGGCATTAGCAAACTCGGCCAAAGCCCCGGTCGTATCTTCGATCGACAAGCCGAACTGCGAGGCGACCAGCCCGGATTGGTTGAGGGCGGCGCCGACATCATGCACGGAGCCCTGGGCTTTGCCGGCCGCGGCCGCGAGGAGATCGGCGACGTGTGGCACTTTGTCGCCGGACAGCCGGAACTGTGTCATCGCGCTCGCCGCGGTTTCCGCAGCCTCACCCACGGAAATCTGGCCGGCCGCCGCGAGGTCGAGCGCGCCTTTCAACCCGCCGCCGAGAATCTGACTCGTGCCGACGCCGGCCTTGGCGAGCTCGGTGATACCGTCGGCTGCCTGCGTCGCCGAAAACTGGGTGTCTTTCCCTGCCTGGATCGCCGCCTGACGAAGCTGATCCATCGTCGCCGCGGGAGCGTGGGTGGCAGCGGATACTGCCGACATGGATTTGTCGAAATCCATCGCCATTTTGACAGCGCCGGCGGCAACCCCGACCAGGCCGAGGCCGAGTCCTGCGGTCGCGCGGGTGATCTGCTCAACCTTGCCGCCTGAGGCGGCTTTGTTCAGTTCCCCGGTGAAGTCTTTCGCGGCGACGGTGGCCCGGCCGAGGCCGGACATCCACCCGGCGACGTCGGCGAGCAGCGCAATTTTTACGGTCCGCACCGTGGCTACCTCCGCATGGTCAGGTGCCAGACGCGGGCGGCCGCGTTCGGATTGGGCTTCCCGGGGGTAGTGGCGGCGCGCTGCGCCTCAACCAGGGCGAGGGTTGCCCGGCAACCCTGATGTTCGGCCCGGAAAACAGGGCCGCCCTCTTCCTGCGAGAACGTGTCCTCCGCCAGGAAGCCGCACCCGCACGGGCATTTCCAGGTGCGATACAGAGCGAGGGCGAGAAGTTCCCCGCGGTCAAGCTCGGTATAGCGGGGCTCGCGGGTCGTTACGGCGCGAACCAGCAGGCCGGCTTCGTAGATGTATTCGGTGACGTCGCCCGGCTCCCTACCGTCAAGTTGCGACGGCGGAACGCCTAGTCGTTCGGCGAGCTCGATGCGGTGCCGGTAGTCCGCCTCATGTGCGATGCGGCGCGCGAGAAAGGGACATCGACATCACCCCTGTTAACCGACCAGGCGGCGTCGGCGAGCCGGCCCACCTGATTGTCCGTAAGGACACCCTCCGACCCGGTCAGGGTCTCCCACGTCTCGTCATCGATGTCCGGCTCGACAATGCACGCCCGGGCGATCGCATCCCAGAACGTTTCCAGGTTGACGCCGATCTGCGCGTCGTCCGGGTTCGGGTTGCCGTCGTCGTCACGCCGTGGCGGATGCTCCGCCAGCAGCGCCCGCCACTTCGGTTTAGGCAAGGCGCGGAGCCGGAATATCACGGTCGAGGCTGCCATCTGTTCTTGTAGCGCCTCGATCTGCTCCGCCACCTCAGCGGCGCCGTTGCCGGCAAGACTGTCCGACGGTCGGCGGTTCAGGTCGGCGAGCTGCCGTTCGAGCTCCTCGTGTTCGGCGACCAGATCGCCGCGCAGGCAGACCGGAACGGTTCGTTCGGGGAGCTTCGCCGTACCGAGCAGTGCCTTGAAGTTAGGCAGGGTGGTTTTCCCGCTCATGAGTGTTTCTCCCGATCTCCCGATAGGCTGGAGCGCCCGACCGCCGTCGGGAGTGGCGGCAGCCGGGCACGAAAAAAGCCCCGTACGGTCCGGGGCATGTCTCAGGCTGATCAGTTGTGGATGACCTTCGCGCTTACCAACGTGATCTGCGGGGCGGTCATCTTGATGCAAAGCTTCCGAATCGCCTCGTTCGCGCTTACCGCGGTCGGCATCATCGTCATGCTGATCGGTAATTACGGCATCGCGCACACAATCGCCGTGCTCGCCGGTTAAGCGACAGCCGCCCGAAGAGCCGGACTCGACGTGATCTTGATGGGGATCTCGTACCTTTCGACGGTGTTGGGTTCCGGGTCTAGGCGGGAAACCTCGCCGCACAGTGCCGGATACACCTCGACCGCCTGGCTCGACGCCCATGCCGTTGTTGCCGCCACCGACCGGCGGATCACCACATAGCCGGCCGTATCCCGGGTCAACGTTGTGAAAATGGTGTCCGTGCCCGACTGCCGCTTCAATCGAAGTGACGTGTTCGAAAAGGATGTGCGTCCGTTCACCATCGTGCTGAACGTCGAGTCGAGAGATGACGTGTCGACGTCCGCGGTCGCCGGCTGGAAACCGTTGAGCCCGTCCGCGGTCATCGTCGACTGCAGCGCGATACCGGCGTTCAGTTCCGTTGTCGTGGGCGCGTTGATGTTGGCGATGGTGGTGACCCAGTAGACTCGGGTTTTGCCATCGGCGGTAATGTCAGCCATGGGCCGCTACTCCTCTGTTCCGCCGGCGGCGGTTGTCGATTCAGCCGGCGGCGCCACCGCAGCCGGTTCGCTTTCGGGAAGCCCCGGAACCGGGGGCGGATCAGACGGCACCCAACCCAGACCGGCGTGCAACAGGGCCGCCTCGTGATTCATGACCCCGCGCCCGCCGTGGTCGGTGTTACGCACCCACTGAAATTCCAGACCGGCCGGCTCTGCCGTTTCCGTGTAGCCGTGGACGCGTAGCCAGAAATCGCGGGCCGCGGCGCCGCTGACGCAGGCCTTGACACCGTTCTCGTCGGCGATCCAATACGTGTTCTTCGGCATGCGAATGCGCCCTTTCACGCCGTGTAAAGTTCGTACGTCACGCCGGTCAGGGCGCCGGAAAATGTCACTGTGGCGACCCCTGTGGAATCGATCGCCGTCTTCGGGATCAGGATCATCCGAACCCCAGTCGACGGGGCAGCAACGGCGGTCACCGTTCCCGGGTTGCTGGACGGCGTGAAACCCGGGTCGAGGGTGGCGACGTTCGTCGTCGTGCCGGTGGTGATGACCCGCAGGAACACACCGTTCGGCCCGAAACTGGCGGCCGGAATCGTGTCCGATGCGGTCGGGGTGATAGCAGACGGCGTTGTGCCGGCCGCCACCACGGATTGCGGTGTCCGGAGCGTCATCCGGCACCCCTCCTCTGACTATTTGTGGGCAGGGTGAAAACCCCGCCCACCACGAAGGCGCGGGGCGCGTACGATTAATTCCGGCTACGCCTGACCGGGATCGGCGAACGCGGTGAGGCCGCCGCGAGAGTGTGTCGGGGCTTGGCACCCCGGCACCGCCTATCCGGGGACGCTCACCAGCGAATACACGTCAACCGCGTCAAACACGGCAGACAGCGTTTCCTCATTACGGTCCACCTGCGTCCCCTCAACCCAACGGATCGGGAAACACGCCCGGCCAGCCACAGCAGGTGTGACGTCCAGCAGCGCCGCCTGAACCCGGGCCTGAATGGCGCGGGAAGCGATAGCGTCGACGCCGACGCAATGGCAGTAGAACCGCATGTCGACCGTTGCCGTATCGCCGGTGAGCGGTGTCTTGTCGGGGGCCTGCTCGCCGCCGGGCAGATTCCGGAATGTGTAAACGAGAACGTAATGATCGGCGGTGCCGGTCACTGCGCCGTCGTAGACGGTCAGCGCCGTGTCAGCGCGGAGCAGATTGAGCCCCGCGTCGGCGTGGTCTTGTAAAGTGCTCACCGCTCGAGCGCCTTAGCGGCCAGCGCATCCATCGCCCGGGCGAATCGTGGCTCTTCCGCCTCGGCGGCCGGTGCGAGGTGCGGGTGCGGATGGTTGTGCACCGACCCGTATTCGAGGATGTTGCCGAGGGCGCCCTGGCGCTTGTCTTTGTCGGGGCCGACTTCCGTTTTCGCGTACGTGCCGGTCCTCTGCACGTCATCAAACGTGATCGAGAACGGGTACGCGGGTGCATGCTTCAACCCGGAGACACGCCGGCGGGCATCCTTCTTGATATTCACAGCCGCTTTCGCGACGACCTTCGCAGCCTCGGCCGGCATGATGCGAGCCGCCCGTTCCAGGTCGCGGGTGAACGCTTTCAGCTCGTGATCGTCGAAAATGACTTTCGGCATCACGACCCCGTTTTCTCGATGACACCGACCCGCCGGGCGGTCGCCTCGGATTTGTGGGCAAGGTCGTGAATGCGGAACACCCGGCCAATCAGGTCCGGGTCGTGGGCCGCGCTGGCGATGGTGATTTCGTCGCCGACCTGCAACCCGGCCGTGCCCGCCACCGGGAGTTGCACCTCGAGGCGCAGCAGTAGCACGAAGTCCTGCCCGACGTCTTCCCGGCCGGCCTCGGCCCGCGAGGACTGGACGCGGCATTTCCCCGTGTACAAGGTGGTGTACGTGGGTGTCGTTGCCCCGGTATTCGGGTCGGTGGTGGCGCCGGTACGGCGACGGATCACACACGCGTCCGTCATTCCCGCCTCGGCTGCCGCCTGCCCGCGGGCGAGCACACTGACACGCGACACAACCCACCGCCCCCCTCTTTACGGCCGGTAGGTGATCCCCGTGTTCGGCCGGGACGTGATGGTCGGATGCCGGTTCAGCACCGCGTGCACGTGATCGCGGGCGCTGCCGGCATCCGTGAGTGTTTTGCTGGCGACCGAACCGTCGGCGCCGACCGCCGCGTCCGCTGCCGCAGCAGCATCCGCCAAAGCCAGCGACGCTGCGACGGTCAACGCCTCGGCCGCCGCGGCGACGTCGCCGAGCGGAATGCTGCGGGCCGGCGTGGCAATTGCATCGGATCCGGCGCCCGCGTCGGCAAGAGCGGCCGAGGCCGCGACGCCGAACACGTCAACGGCCGACGCTGCATCGGCCAGCGAAGCCGCTGCCGTGGCGGCGAGAGCATCGCTTCCGGCGCCGGTATCGGCGAGGGGTTTGTTCGTACCGGTTCCGTTGTCGAGGGCATCCGCTGCCGCAGCGGTGTCGGTGAGCGGCGCCGTAGCCGTGGCGGTGAGCGCATCCGCTGCCGCAGCCGTGTCAGCGAGGGTGGCCGATACCGCCGCCGACACGGCATCCGCTGCTGAGCCGGCGTCCGCGAGTGAGACTGTCGCGCCCGCAGCGAGCGTGTCTGCCACCGAACCGGCATCCGGAAGCGGAACCGCTGCCGTAGCGGTGAGAGCGTCGCTGCCGGCGGCAGTGTCGGCCAAGGCCGCAGTGACGGCGGCGATCAGGGAATCAGTGGCGGCCCCGGTATCCGCAAGCGGAACCGCCGCGGCGACGGCCAGGGCTTCCGACGACGATCCCGTATCGGTAAGCGCGACTTGGGTGGGGCCGGTCCCGAGAACGACCCGGCGGGCTACCGCGCCGCGGCGGTGTACCCGGCCGCGGCGCGGCCAACCCATCGGCTACCCCTGTTCGCGGACGTAGATCGTGCCGTACATCGTCAGCGAATCCGCGGGCGCACCGCCCAGCCGCACCACGAGACTCGTGTCGGCCTGAGTGACGTTCCACTCGCAGCCCTCCGGCAGCCACAGTTTCTCGCCGGCCTGGGCATTGAACGTGTCACCGTGCAACGTGACCGTGGTGCCCGTGGTGGCGAGGGTGGTGTTGAGAGTCTCCGCGGAAAAGCCGGCCGCCGTGTCGGACCGTTCGCACGGCGCCGGGGTCGGGGTGCTGCCCCCGGACCCGGAGGTGGTAAACCCGCGGATGACGCTGTAGCCGAGCATTTCCGCCTGCGCGTCGCCCGGGTCGGACGACTGGCCAACGAACAGCCCGAGGATCTCGCAGGGCTTGTCGTCAGCCGGCCGGATCTCGAACAGATCCACCTGCGCGGTGACGGCGGTGGCGGTGAACGACACCGTGTAGATACGCCCTTGACTCACCGTGGCTCCTAGCGGAGGTAGAGGCCGCGGGTGGGGCGGCGTGGAATAACAAGGGACGCTGCTGCAGCGGCAGCCGCCTGAACCTCGATGCCGGCAATCACCCACGCCATGCCGGTAGGTGCCGACAGCCCGTAGGACTGGCTACTTGTGCCAGTCGACGACTGATAGCCGTAATAATCGACGCCGTTCGATCCGACGTGATCATCACGTAGTCCGTCTCCGGTTCCCGAACCCAGATACGCGCGAGTCGCCGGATCGACCGAATTCGCGTCGCCGCCAACCCAGGAGATGATCGACGTCCCCGCCGTGGGGGTGATCGTGCTGGACGCGGCACCGCTGCCGGCTGTCTTGTTCGTGACCGGGGTAGCGGCGAGTTGGGCACCGGACCAGCGTTCAACCAGCATGCTGCCGCGCAAACTCACGCTCGGGGTGCAACTGACCGTCATCGACCCCGGCGAGCCGGACACGGTTGCGGTGTAGATGGCGCACCACTGGTTGAAACCGCCGGGCGCCTCGATGGCCTGCGATGTATAGGTCTGCGAACCGCCCGACGGTGCACCCATCGGCGACCCGGTGTCCCAGGTCGCCATTTTCACGATCAATACGTCGCCGTTCGCCGGCGTAAAACTGGCAGTCGTCAGGGTGGACGTGCCTTGCGGGGAAATCTGCACATAGTGGGAGCTGGCAAGAGTTGGCGCCATCGGATCACGAGAACGTCAGAGTCGCCGTTGCGGTCCAGGTCTGGCCGGAAGCCTTCGTGCCCTGCGCGATGCCCGCCTTATGGTTCAGCAGCACCGCAGTCACGGTGTTACCGCTGGCCGTGCCCTGGTCGATCCCGAACTCGTTCCACGCAAAATTGCCGTCGGCGGTGCCGAAACTCGCCGACCACGACAGGGTGCGCGTGCCGAGCGTTCCTGCGCCGGACACCAACTGGAACCACCGATGCGTTGAGCCGGCCGCCGCGCCGAGATCGGTGTCCGCGTACGCCTCAGCCGTGTTGCTGTCGCCGACCCCGATGCGGGTATGGGTAGCGTCGAACGCCTGCGTCGCACCCTGGTTGGTGAGCAGGTTCATCAACCGGGTCCAACCGGCGTTCGTGATCAGGTTGCCTGCAAACTCAGTCACCAGATACGGGCGGACGCCCAGGGCCCGGAAGTCCAGGTCGATCGGGGCGCGGCTCAGCTTCCGCTCTGCCCACGCCGTTTGTTCCTCATCCCAGCGAGCGACCCGCCACAGGGTAGTGCCGAACGACCGGTCGGCGAGGGCGGTACCGGCGGTGACGCCGATGCGGTCGTGAGCGCGTGCGAGGTCCACAACGGGCCCCTTTCGGAAAATGTCGGACCCGGCGCCTACGCTCACGGGCATGTTGAAAAATCCGCTTGACGACCCGGACAGCACCGAAGACGAACGCGAAGCCTGGCGGGACCGCCAGCAGTGCCCGGAGTGCAAGACCGCCCGCGGATCGACGCACCGCGACGGCTGCTCTGGGCAGTTCCGCGAAGAAGCTTTCGGGGTGCCGCCGAAGGATCTAGCCGGCGGCTAGATACACCAAAAGGCGGGTTATGGTGTCGCTAAGCTACCGGCCAGTAGGCCGCGCGTCCTGCTCAAGCTCGGACGCCCACTGGGTCAGCGCGGCGAGCGATGTCCCTCGCTGCGCGATCTCAGATGCCGCGGTGCGAAGAACGGCAGCGGCAACGGCGGGAGCAAGATCGGCGGGGCAACCTTCGCGTTGCGCGGCGGCAGCGATGCGGATCGTCGGATAGATCATGTACTCCCACCCGATCATGAACTGCGCCAATAATCCGAAGGAATTGCATTATGGTGTGCTGGCTAGGCTCTCGACGACGCTCGGGCCGTGCTGTCGCGGTACGTCGACTAACCCTTAAGCAACAGCGCCGACCGCGGGCCCCGCCCGTACTGTCGACGCAACGCGGCCACCGCACCCGGCATCTCATCCAACCGGGCGGTGGCCGCAGTCGTGTACTGAACCGCGTAGTCGTCAATCTGCTCCCGCACCACGTTGGACGGCACCGCCGCGTACGTGGAACCCGCCAAAGCCAGCACGACCGACCGGGCGAACTGCAACATGCGGTCGCCAGTGGCATAGCCGTGCGAGTAGGTGACCGTCACCGTCGACGGCTGGTTGTACGGGTACAAGGCGATCGACCGCCAACCGAGGCTGCGGAACAGCCGGCCGCGGGAGAGGTCCGCGGTGGTGTCGGTGACCGTCGTCGCGCCCACCAGAACGGTGCCCACAGCGGTCACCGGAAGCTGCGGCAACTCGATCCACTGCCCGGTGTCGTACTCGTCCACGTACAGCGTGATGGTCTCGTTCGTGACAGAGATCAAACGCTGAGAGGTTGCCGCCTGGACAACGCCCGTGGCGATTTCGATCGCCAGCGTCGCCGTTGCCGTGTCGACGTCCTCCTGCAGGTAGGAGGCAAGCTCCTCGAGGGTCACCAGCATGTCGCCCATAGGCAGGTGACCCCCTCGGAGATCTTCAATTGTTGATGCGGATGATCAGATGACGCCGGCGTCGCCGCGCTCGATGCCGAGCGTGTGCCGGCGTACCTTCTCGGCGTGGTCCTGGTCCGTCTCCGGGGTCGGCTTGCCCGCGGTCACGCCCTGAACCGTGTAGTTTTCGTTCGGCGTCGGGTCGGTCTCGATGCCCCTGAAACCCTGCTCGAGCTCGGCATCGGTGCGCTTCTGGACCTCGGCCGCGCCGCCGTCCTGCACAGGCTTGTCCTTGTTCTCTGCCATGGCCGGGCTCCTTACGCGTAGGTCGCGCTGGTCGTGATGTTGACGAGACCGCCCGGATCCGCGATACCCGTGCCAACGTGCGTGGACTGCCACTGCAGCAGCGCCCCCGCGGCAAGCTGCAGGTTCGCCGGCGTGCCGCTGAGCGTCACCGTGTTCTCGTCCGCCGCGGCGGCGTTGACGCCGGAGTTGTACTGGATCGTCGCCACCACAGTGCTGCCGCTGCCGTCCGTGCCCTTGTTCACCAAGCTGACGGAGCGGGTATTCGTGTTGGCGCCGGTAATCGCCGTTACCGGCGCGTAGGTCACCGCCGTAACGGTGCACGCCGACGGGACCACCCACACGTTGGTATTGGTGTCGTTGCCCGCGGTGGCCTGCGGCTGCACGACCACCTGACGCGACGTACCGAAAGGTGCGGTCATGAGTCAGACTCCTTACGGGATGAGAATCGACGCGACCGGGTACCGGTTCGCCTCAGTCGGCTGGTCGTAGTTGATCAGGTTGCTGACCTGCCAGCCGACGCGGAACGTCAGCCGGACCGCGGTCATGTCCTGCTGGGCGAGG